TGGCAAATCGTTTGCGTAAAGCTGGCCAACTCCTGTAAAGCTTACGGAAAAGGTTGCAGCGCTTTCCATCTCCCCGGATTGGCTTAATGAATCAAGCATTGCAAGACCAAGCAAATTGTAATCTGTTTCCGAGCCAATGGACAACCAAACGCGTTGCCTACTAATTAGCAGATTGTAAAGGTCGCCATACGAATAACCGTCATAAATTGTAAGCGCATCCGATGATAAGGACCAAGAACCTATTTTGCTAATGTGGTCGGCAAAGAATCCGTTGGCGTTTGATACGGAATCCAGTTGCTCCATTTCAATCGACAACTCGTAAGCTTTAGTCTTGGCAATCATTTGCTCGCCAACTAAAACAAAAAGCGTAGAGCCGTTAATCTTAGCCATCTATCCAGTTCTCAATTGTTAAAATTTCTCGATGCACTACGTTGGTGTCGGTAATGCTTGAAAGGCTAGTTTGCTGGATAAGTTTAGCCGTTACAATTTTACCAACTTCCAGCGCTAAATAGTTCTCCGGATAAAGGCATACAAGCTGCAGGATTGAATCCGCAATGTTATCCGCATCTAACCTACCATAAGGAGCAATCGCGCCTGTAACCACGTCCAAAACGATTGTAGTGACGTAATTATATTCTTGGTTGTCCTTGTCGTCCGCTTGCGTCTGGTTTCCAATTAAAATGTATGGAAAAACCGCGTTATCTGGCGCAAAAGTATCGTAACAAGGCACCGGACTACCTTTATAGGTAATTGTATTATTTAGGGCCGTCCAATAAGCCTTGCGGACAAACTTTTTTATATTTCTCATTGCTTTTTATTCATTAAAGTTTTTAGGGTCTTGTCAATCCTTTTAGGCAACTCCTGTCTTTGCTTAAAAACCGCTGGGTAAAAAAACGGGTCAGCATTAAAGTTTCTAACGCGTCCAGTCTTGCCTTTAAATTGGATTGCAAACTTTTCCAATTCGGTTGGTACGTCAACGCCTCCACCGGTGCCAAACTCAATGTATGGCGCGTAAAAAGCACCTACCTCAACGCCTCCGGTAATTTCGTTTTTGCTTTGCTTTATTGGCGTGGATTGGATGCTATTTTTTAAGTTACCAAAGTCAACGCGAACGTCTCTTGCCGCGTCGCTTTCAATCGCAAGCATTGAATCCTCAACCTCTGCCCTGACAAAGTCCGCGACCTCACCTTCCAAGTCTTTTAAGTACTTGTAAAATGATTGCAGGCTTTTCTTATTAAATTCAATGCTTATCATTTACTCTCTTTCTTTAGCAATAATTCTAATCATTCGGTCATATTCCAGCGCGTCAATAATTGAGTCAATTATAAGCGTTTGGCCTGCGTAAATAATGTGCATCGACTTAGTAATTGTAACCAGCGGATTGTCGCGAATAATTATTTCCCATTGATTTTTGATAACCATTTGGTCCTCGCTATTTTGACGACGCCCAGATTGGTTGGTAACTTTTGCCCAGCAAGTATAAAAAACGGAATTGCTAGAATAATACCCACCAAACCCATCTGCAAATAAGTTTGGTGAATAAAACGAAATTCGTTCTCGTAAATCCCCAGCTTTAATTTCTTTATTTGTTCTCATGCTCCAAACCAGTTGTAGGTCTTGTAAGGCATCAACAAAGCTTTAACTCCCAAAGGCGATGGAATAGCTTGCAAGTCGCTAAAGTCCTCGCGTCGTTCGTAAAGCGTGTTGACCATCATTTTTATTGCTAGTTTTATGTCCTCTGGTACCGTAGTAAATCCAGCAGTATATACTAGCTTAAATTTATAGTTTTGAGCGCCTCCAAGGATAAATAATTTAGGATAAAGACCAGTATTCACCTCAAAATTTAAAGCAGTTTCTGCGTTATTCTGGTCTAATGTTACGCATTTGGTAATTGCTCCCTCAGTTAATAAAGGCCCATAAGGCATTTGAAACATATAAGGATAAGTAAATGAGGTAACGGTTACAGTCTTAGGTATCAAAGATTTTCCCATAAACGACTCGCAATGCAGGCGAGCCATTTTAATAAGGCTTGTAATTAGCGTATCTTCTGCGCTTCCGTCAATCCTTGCATATTCCTTGGCTTCTGCCAATGTTACCGGCTCCGTTACCGGTGCAATTTCAGTTAATTCTACCGCATATCCTGTAAAAGAGCCGTTGGTAGGTGTATAAAGTAGGTCACTCATTATATTGTCTTTTTGCTTTGTCAACGATAAAGGTATAAAATGCTTCTAATTCTTGGTCTTGGTATTTTAGCCGTTCCTCTGCAAGGTTGCGCATTATATTCTGGTGGAAATCATAAAGAATTTCGTCAGTCATTAACTCCTCGATTTTCTTTGCCATGCCTTCAATGTCGTCCCGGTCAAAGTAAAGACCAGCAGCGCCCAGACATTCTTTTAAGCCGTCCGTAGGCGTGCAAATTACTGGTAAGCGGTTAATTGCTGCCTCTAATGCAACGCGTCCATAACTTTCGTAATCGCTTGGCATTAAAACGATATTTGACTTGCCATAAACTAAATGCACGTCTGGCGTTTGCGGCACGTACTTTAAATTTTTTAGTGTGTCGTCAATGATTTGCTCGCCGTAGCTTCCCAGAACTCCAAGAAATTTAATTTTTGGTAATCGCTTTGCAAGTTCAATAAGGATTTTACCGCCTTTATTTTCGTTGCAGTTAATTAGCGTTACGTTCTGGCCATGCTTGCGGTTGTATCTTACGTCGTCCGGAAAAATTGGCGGCTTGCAAACAATCGAAGCGTTTGGATAAGGTCCATTTGCTACATTTTTCTCGTTTGCTTTGTTGTTGTAAACGACGTGTATGTTTTTAAATTTAAACCTAACGTTCCGGTAATCGTGGTCGTTGTGGCTTAAAAAAATTAATTGCTTTTTAAAATGCCTTGCCCAATTAATTGCGACTCCTGTGCTGTCTAGGTGCGTAAAAATAACGTCAGCATTTTGCAAGGCTAAAAAGAAATCGTTTGAATAATACCCAGTAGAAAATTTAATAAAGGAAAATTTTTCGCCGTCTGGGTAAGTTTGATTTTCTGGTAAAATTACTTGTATGCTGCATCCCTTTTGATGCAAAAATTTAGCGTAATGCTGAACTGTCCACTCCGCCCCGGAGTTATGCGTTCCTGCCCACGCGTGTACAAAAAAGACTACATTCATAAATTTTTTGCTTTGGTTTTGGTAAACCTATTGATTTTTAAATAAATAAAAAAACCCGGACCATATTGGTCCGGGAATTTCAACTAAAACTAACCTATGAAAATTAGTTACCAGAACCGCTTGCAAGAGCAGCGGCAAAGCTTCCGTAAACGATAGACTGAGAAGTGTAAACTGCAAGTGCAATTCTCTCCTCAACTCGTACAGTTACGAAGTTCTTAGTTACGTTGTCAGCATCCTGCTCGAAGAATTCAAGAGTAATTCCTTGACGAACGAACAACTGAGAACCAAGAGCCAAGTCACCAACAAAGAAGTCACCAGCAACAACGCCATTGATTGCGTAAACTGGAACGCCCATGATAAACATTTGACCGCCAGACATTGTAACGTAAGAAGGCAACACGTAAGCGCCTTCAGTTTCTTTTGTAGAAACTAGTTTCAAATAATCTGTTGGGTTAATCATGATTGCATTAGGCGAGTACTCGTTCTTGGTAGTTTGAACTACTGCAGCAGCCAATACGTCGAATCTGTTGATTGTAGAACCAAAAGGAACGTTAACGTAAGCAGAACCGTCAGTTGCAAAACCATGCAAGTTTTGACCAGAACCAGACCCGTAAAGGATTTGAGTATCTTCTACGTTCAAAAGCTTAGAAGGAGCGCGGCTAGACAAATAAGCGATAAGGCCCGGAGTATCGTCCAACATTTCTTTAGTCAATCTCATGAAAGTTGGGATTGTACGGATTGAACGGTCAACCGCAGTCAAATCGAAGTCAGACTGAGGCTTTGCAGAACCTTGTGCAGTTGGTGCAGCAGCGTTATCGTAAGCAGACTCACGTACAAAACGGATAAGGTTGCTAGAAGTCTGTCCAACTGGCAACAACTGACGAACGTTTACCTTTCTGTTAGGAACGAATTTCAAATCTGGAACTCTATCGGCTGGGATAACTTCGCCAGTATAAGAGTTACCAATTGTCATGTCGCCACCTTTCAATTCAAGGTCCAACTTTACTTTGTTAGCGTTTCCGCTCTTGTAGTTTCCAAATGCCTCAGAGGAAAATGCTTTCTCTAGTTCGCTAGAAAAAGAATAACCTTTTTGAGCAGCTGCAAAACCAGCCTGAGTTCTAGCATCTACGCCATCAAGTTGTGCTTGAAGTGCGTTTGCTTTTTCGTTAAGCTTTGCGGTTTCAGCAGAAAGGTTCTTTCTGAACTCCTCGCCAGCTTCTTTCATTGACTTTACGTCGGCAATAAGTGCTTCATTGCCTTCCAATTTAGCCAATACTGAATCTAATTGTGATTTAATTGCTTCCATTGTGTTTTAAATAAATTTTTTAAGTTTAGGTATATATTCGAACTCTAAAGCCATTGATAATGTCGGGTCTTGCTCGTTTACGAATTGACTTTCGCCGGATTCCACTTGCGTAACTGACTTAATTTCCAATGCCTTTAAATGCTCTTGAATTTGCTTTAATCCAATTTCAATTTGAATCATTGACTC